GTCTTTATCTCAGATGAGAACTAGAACAAGATCATTGACTCAAAACTGGCACTCATGGCCTGGCGCAACTCCTTTAGAGGAGTTCGTGCCTTGCGATGGGTCAGCCCATACTGCCGCTTATGTGACTTTTCCGTCACATAATATTGCTCTCGATCAAATGACTGAGAGAATAACGGACAGTCTAGGAAAAGGCCATTCACACAAGGTCGTCCATAGAAAGAGGTTCAGATTAATATCTGGATTCTCCGACTTAAACGACTATGTGTGGCCTGGCGTTCTTGGTGGTAGAGCTGGTCTATCCTCAGACCCTGGAGCTGGACCTTATTGGTACAACTTCGCGTCTTCTGGAGTAGACTACTTCACCACGTTCGATACGTCTTCTGACGTTTCGTTGCCTAGACATTGGTCAATGAATACTTCGTCCTTCAATGAGGCCCAGCTAAAGGCTGGAGTCTTGGAGAAAGCACGGCAGCTTAAAGCTGACGTTCTTCTCGACATAGTTGAAGGTAACCAAATATGGCCATCGATTAAGTCACTTGCCCTAACGTTACCTGCCCTAGCGAAGATCGTGTCTAAAAACGCGACCCTTCACTCAGTTAACGAGGTACCAAAAGCACGCGAACTTTTCGCTAATGCTTTGCCTCGTATTGCTGTTAAGCAGGTTCCATTGTGGAACAAGGTTAGACCGTTGATGAAAACAGCGTCGGGTAGTTTTCTTGCCTGGAAGTTTGGGGTTGCCCCCTTACTTTCGGACTTTGAGGCTATCCATCACTATATGCCTAAGTTGGTTAACGAAGTAAAACGACATGCCGCCAATGACGCTCGACGCTTTAGCAGTCATGCTATCGCATCATGCGCTTATGACGCCTCGGAAACGGCACCTACAGTCATTAATGGCTATACGGTGACGGTCTGGGGAACTCAAGGTCGCGTTATTCAGCAACCTGAGGTTCGGTATGTACTTGTGGTCAAACCTAATGTGACTCCGTTTATGACCTCCTTCTTTACGAAGGCGGACTTATTCATGAGTCGGTTTGCAACATCACCTGCTAGGCTCGCATGGGAGAAAATTCCATTCTCTTTCGTGCTTGACTGGTTTGTTGATTTGAAAGGAACACTGGATGCTCTCGATAAAGTGGTTGGGTCTGAACCCTTCCAAGTCGTTAGCTTTACACGTTCCTTTACCTATAAACTGGCGACGGATGTCTTCTATACACGGCGTTCGCCATGTACTGGAGGAACATACTTCGACAGGTCTCTAGGCTCATGTGACTTTAGTCACTACGAGCGAATCCCCGTGTCTACGCAACAGTCTTTGTTGCGTTGGTCACCTCACTTCGGAAAAAATCAGGCTGCTATTTCTGCAGCTCTGATCGCACAGCAACTGGCCCGTATTGGGCCCGTACGCCGCGCGTTGTGAGCGTTGGAATGATAGTTCATTAATAGGAGGCATATGCCAACTAATAACAAACAGGTCGGTTTAACGGTCGGTCAACTGTGTGCGGACTTTATGTCAGCATTCGGTATAACCGGCCTCTCTGCAACTAGCCTAGCTCAAATGAATAAAGTCTTTCAACTTATTCAAATGGGCTATTTAGATGAAATCAAGGATGTGCTACGTCAAGTAGCTACAAACAAGATAACTCATGGTAAGCCTAAGAGGGCCGACTCCATAAAACTTAAGAAGAACTTTAAACGTCTTCTTAAGATTCATTCCAGCCATAAAGCTCATCTGGCTAGTGCTATATTAGTACCAGCCGGAACTGAGAGATTGTATCTCTCGGGTGAGCTTAATTGTGTTACCATTCGTCTGCCAATTGGTTTTAGCGACTTACCTTTCGAGGTGAGTCGTCATTTACTAAAAGGTCGGCGAGTAGTAGCATGTTATGATGTGACCCCGGAAGGGGAAGCATTGTAAACAGTCAAACAATAAAATACCACAAAGATGAATGCCGACTTGACATTCAATTCAATCGTGTTCAAGAAGACCTTCGATTTGAAGGAACTCTCTGAACGACAATCAACGACTCGCGGTGTTAATACACCGGATAAGTTGATAATCAAATCGCAGGATTACATCGACTCAGCGACGAAAGTCGCTGGGAAGAGGTTCACCGGGCGAATTGATCGTACCGACATTGACGCCAGTTTGCAGAGTATTACTACATCTGCTTACTTCGTCATCGCAGTACCGTCTACAGCTACCCAAGCGCAGATCGACAATGTTGTCGCTACGTTTAAGGCTGCTGTCGCGGATGCGAATCTTGTCGTTAACATCCTGAACAACGAGAAGTAAGTTCCTTTAGGGAATTACTCTGTTGTTTCGAATCAGATTGAACTGTAGTCACAGTCGGAATATCTGGCTGTGATTATTCTTTAATCACAGCCGGGCTTCGTGGTAATCCATAATATGCATGTTATAGAACACACATACGTTAGCCTGCTAGCAGATATTGCTAGTCTCTCTGGATTCTCTGAAATACGAGGGTCTTATGAGGGCTTGCAATGGTGCCTAACTGAGGCTCCCAAGCTAGAAAAGCACATCCTGGAGTGTATCGAAACTGGGCGCGAGCCTAGTCTAGATATGTTTCCTAAATGGTTGAGGAGACTCGCAGCTGGATCTGTTCTAGATCCAGTAAAACTGCGATATCTTCGACAGCTTTTGCTGTTCTGCTATAAAGCCGAAGTTACACATGACAATGAAACTACCGAAAAAGCTTTCAGAGCTTTTCTGGAAGTTAATTATACTGTTGGGCGGTTCGGAAACTCCCTATCTGGGCAGTCGCCGAGTTTGCTTGACAGCGCGAGACGTCACTGCCAGTCTGTTCTGTATCGGTTTAATGAGAAGGCTTTATCTCCCTCTCATGGCCCCGGTGCAGTAACCACTTCTAAGGAGAAGTGGGAGAAAAGATACTCAAGTATTGAGTATCTCTATCCGTACTCCGATTACTATAGTCTATATTTTAATATGGATCATAGTGCCGAACATGCGGATCTGGATTATGATGAACTCATAGAAGCTAAGCTTATTGCTGTCCCAAAGGACAGCCGTGGGCCTAGACTAATATGTGTTCACCCTGCTGAAGCTATTTGGCTTCAGCAAGGGTTGCGACGTCAGCTGGAACGAGCTATCTCGTCCCATCGTCGTTGTTTTGGTCCGTGGCCGCAAGGCCACATCCATTTCGACGATCAGTCGGTAAACGGAAAGATTGCTCTCTTATCATCACGATCGCGGCGTTATGCCACGCTCGACATGAAGGAGGCGTCTGACCGTATATCTGAACCGCTTGTACAAATCCTTTTTGGGGATAAGTATAAGTATTTCGGATGTTGTCG